CAGTTTAGCTATTCTTTTTTGAACACCTTCTGAATAATCTTGAAGTTCATCTTTTTTTTCTTCTTTTTTTTCTTCAGAAACATTTTCTTCTAATTTAATCTCACGTTCATTTTCATGAGTTTTATCTTCAGGTACTGTTTCATCTACAACAGGTCTTACTGTTGGTTCTTCTTTTGTTTCAGGTTGTTGTATTTCAGCTGAATCTTTTTCTTCAGCTATATCGACGTCCATTGCTGGTCCTGATGTATCGATATCGACTTTATTATCTTCTAAGTCTGGCATAGTTTCCTCCTAGTGTTACTATGATTAATATTGATGAAATATATCTTCGGGGTTATCGATGGTCGCTAAAACTTCATCATCATTTAGCAATCTTACTTCCCCACCATCTATCTGTATTCTTGATCCTGCATATCTTGCAAAAATAATCCAATCACCTTTTTTACACCAAGGTCCTTCAGGAAATTTTTCTTTGTCATAACAATGTGGTCCCATTTCAAGAACTAAACCACAAGTAGAACCTACTTGTTGTCTTTCTAAAGTGTCTTGTCCTAAAAATAATCCACCTTTAGTTTTTTCTGGCATTTTAAATGGCAGAACTAAAATTCTCCATCCGGTTGGTCTAGGTAATTTATTTGATTCTTTAGTTTTTAAACGTTCGTATCCATCTACTTCTTTTTTATGATCTTCTTCGTATTTATCTAATAAAGCAGATTTAACTTTTGGGACTTTCAAAGTCGACGACGTTTTCTGGTCTTTCAGCATCATTTTTTTTCTCCTTCTTAGGGTTTAGCAGGGATGATATTTCCTGTGATATTCTTAAATAGGCTTGTGCCTGTCCCATCATATACTTGTATTTTTCCATATTGTCAATACCACCACCAATCATGTTATCACCAATACTTACATAGGATTCTTTTAAGAATTTCTGTATTTTATTTAGTATTATTAGTTCTTCATTTTGCATTTTTTCTCCTTTATTTATATTAAAATTTTATTAAATTAAAAGCATAAGAAATTCTTTTTTCTAATCTTTTTTCCGATAAAACATAATGAACTAAATCATTTGGAAAAATTAATAAATCAAAAATTTTAGGTTTTATTTCAAATATTTCAAAACCTTTTACAAAAGTAATTACATTGTTTTCATTAGAAAGATAGTAAACTCCAGAATGAGTAGCAGTGGTGCCTGGATGATGATGAGGTTTGTTATAAGAATGATCACCTAAAACATTTAACCATGAATTATCTAATTGTAAACGAAAAGTACTTTTTAAAAATGTATTTAAATTATTATTTAATTCTTTTTTTCCATTAAAATTTTCATGAAACTGAAATCCTTTTACACAAGATAAAGTATTATCTTCTTTATATTTATTTTCTACAAAACAATTAATTTTTTTAAGTATATCTATATGTAAAGGTAATTTACAGTGTGACATTTGCACTGCAAATAAATTATATGTATTTATCATTTAATATTTGTGATTTTTATTTCTTCTTTTTTTATGTAGTATATTAACTCTTGTATGCCAACACCATTCTGTCATTCTTATAATGCCTGTTTCAACAAACGCAATTGCATTATCTAAAAAACCAAAAAATTTGTACATTAATTTATCTAGCATTTCTAATTGACTCTTTACCTTTCTTAAAAATAGCAGCTACTTTTGATTTACCCATAACTTTGGCTCGCTGTTCTCCAACAGTTAAGATTTGTATTTTACGTGCAAAAGGTTTAGATATTTTTTTAACTTTTGCAACAGTCTTTCTTGCATCTGCAGGTGTTGCAAATTTTATACCAACAGTATCTTTAGGATTTTCGTCTGTGTATAATCTTCTACCAGAACCTTTAGGCTTTTTTCCTGTTCCCTTTTTTGGGTCTGCCATTAATAGCTCCTTCTAGCATTTTCTTTTGTTTAGTATGAGCTTTAACTGCTTTGCCCAATCCTTTTATTACTTTTTTAATTGCTCTTTTTTTCTTCAACACTTCCACCTCCTTCTTGCTTGTCTTAGTCTTGAATTAGGATCTTTAGCAGCTTTAGGAAATTTTTTCATTTGACCTGCACTTCTTGCACAGTATGATTTTCTACGATTAGCAGCTTTTGATCCTGGTTTTACTTTACCGGTTACGGCTGTTTTTAATTTTGAGCCAGGATTTTTTCTTCTGTATGCAGCAACGCCAGCTCTTGTCATTCCTGCACCTTTTTCCGTAGGACGAAAATTCTTTTTGTTTCTCTTCGGCATGTTATCTTGTTTTCTCATTAAATTTTTTGCATCTCCGGACTAGTTGATAAAATATTTTTTTCTGCTCTAGGTCTTGCAACAGAATCTTTACTTCTTTTTCTAAGTTGAGCAATAGCAGATTCTTTTAATGCTTTTTCTTTTCTTAATTTTTGTAAATCTTTTTCTAGGTTCATGATTTTTTCTTTACAAATGTTGCAACGTTAGTTGGTTTACCGCCTGGATTACCAGCTGCTCTTTTTCGTTTGACAGCACTCGCCTTTTGTGACTTTGTCATTCGTGTGGCTTTTGCAAGTGGAACGCATTTCGGATATTTCCTTTTTGAGCCTTTGCTTCTCCCGCAAGGTTGATATTTCCCGTTCTTCTTCGGGGCTCCGATATCGACCCATTTCTCCGATACCCATTTTCTTAAACCACCTTCTGAATAATAAGCTCGCATTAAGCACAACTCATTCTTTTTCTTCTAGCTAAACCAGATGCATGTCCACCAGTTCCAAATTTAGTTCTCATAGTTCCTCCACCCATGGCTTTTTTTCTTTTTCCTTTTTTACCACCGGGTGTAATTTTACCTGAGCAAACTCCTGATGCGTACATGTTTGCATATGCGCTTGGGTAGACCGAAAATTTTCGCTTCGCCGCTGCTTTTCCTTTTGCACAAAGTTTAGCCATTATTTTTTACCCTTAATTGCTTTAACCATCATAGATGGTTTTTTTGTTTTTTTCTTTGTTTTAGCTTTAATAATTTTTTGAAGTGCTTCAGGTAAAGTTTTTTGTGCTTTAGTTAACTGAGTTCCGTCACTATAATATCTTCTCATTATTTTTTCTTCTTCTTCATTGGTTTTTTAATTACACCTCTTGCAATTAAAATATCTTTTTTAGTTACTTTACCATCACCTGACATATCAGGAAATGATTTTTTCTTTTTAGGTTTTGAACCTTTTTTATACATAGCTCTTTGACTTCTTCCTTTTATTTCTTGTCCAGGCATTATTTTTTTCCTCCGTTTTTAAATATTTGCGTTCCCTTTATACCAAAAATACTTCCCACGACAAGGATCCAGAGTGTACTGAACCATGTAGGGAGTGCCGCGAAATGCTCGAAAAAAATTTTTACTTTCTCCATAGCAACTGGATTGTCACTGAAGACTCCCCACGCAAGCACAATTATTGGCGCCGACAAAATTACAAGAACAAACTCATCTTTGTAATCATTTTGACGTGCTTCTAATAATTTGCCCTGGTAAGCTTCCTCACCACGAGCTTGACGCTCTGCATGTAGCAGTTGTGCGTCTGACATTGCAACTTTTGCTTTCTGCTTGTTAGCATAAATTTTACTTCCAGCAGAAACAGCTAATTTAATTGCAGATAACCACATATTAGATCCATTTAGCTTTTCTAGATTTTTCTCTAAGCATTCTTTTAGTGCCTCTTACTTCAGTTTCTTCGCCTTTTACAACATAATTAAAAGCACCATCAGCTGTTGTCTTAGATCTAGGATCAATTTCAAGATTCATCTTGTCTTCTGATGGAATCTCAACAATTTTATCTAATTTTTCCATAATTTTTCTCCTTAGTTAATTTATACTAACCTTTTTTTAGTATTTTGTCATTATTATTCGTTTCCACTACGAATAATTTCAATATTTGGCATCATATCTTTTGCATTTGGTAAAGTTTTACCTAAAATTGTTTTTTCAATTGAAGTATCAGCTCTTAAATTAGCTAAATCTTCATTTTGTTCAAGTTTTTCTTCTTGATTTGACTGATTCATCATTGCTTTCATCTTATCAAGGTTAATTTTTTGTTGATCTTGTTCTTTTTTACGTTGATTTTCCATTGCTCTAAGGTCTAATTCTCTTGCTCTTAGTCTTGCAATTGGATCATTATCAAATTGTGAAGTAATTTCTTTTTCTTCCTTCATAAATTCTTCCATCATCTCTGCAATCAACATTGCTTTTCTTCCTTCAATTTTTTGTGTCATCTGTTGAATTTGCATTTGCATTTGTTGAGCCATTTGTGGGTTCTGTTGAGCCATTTGTTGCATTTGTTGCAACTGAATTAATTCATCTCTAAACTCTATTTCAACTTGTTCTTGTGACATTAGACTAATATGTTCAAAAATATTTTTTTCTAAGCTTGCCATAACCATTGGATTGTTTCTAGCCATGTTTGTTGCCATAAAATTTAAATGAGCTGTTATATGTGCTCTGTGATCTTGACCAGGAAAGGCTTGAAAAGGTTTACCACCCAAAGCTGCAATGTGTTCTAATGCAGGATCTTGTGGCATTGGTTGTTGTGGTTTAATTAATACTTGATCAATATCTTTTACACCTAATGCTTCGTACATATTTCTATATGCATTATATAAATTGTGCATTTGTGGATTAGATTGTGCCAGTTGCAACTCAGTTTGCGCGAGGGAAATACGCTGAGTCTGTGAAAAAATGTTGGGATCAGCAACTGGCAATATATCTACTCTGTCATCAAAGTCAGTTTGTTTAATCATTCTTTGACCCCCAACTACGTCATACGGATATTCCGGTGGTAGATATAACTTGAATACTCTAGCTAGTAATTTAAATTCTTGTTTAAGAGCAGAGTAAATTCTTTTGTGTATTGCAGACATTGTTCTACTGCCACGTTCTAGTAAGGCAACTGTAGTTCCAACTGCAGCTTGTTGATTACCATCACCAACTTGTAGATCTGCAATTGATGCAAATCTTTGACCAGCTTGTACTACAATACCCATTAAGTTTAATAATGTAGCTGATGGTTCTTTAAATGGTAACATCATAAATGAATCTCGTAAATTACCTCCAGGTGCATCTACATCTCTAAATTCACCTGGTTGAATTGATTGTGCATCATCTCTAATTCTAATACCACGCATTTTAAATCCTGCAGGTAAATTAGATAAAGTTCCTGAATCTAATAATTGTCTTAATGCAGTAGTTGCAGTTCTTGATAAACCACCAATCATATGTATTAAACCAAAACCATAAAAACCTAAACCAGGTAAAAATTTAAAGTGTACAAAATAATTAATTTTTTTTCTTAATGCATCACCTACTTCATAATTTCTTCTAATAGATAAAACTTCACGTGAATTTTCTTCAATTGTTACAATGTACGGTATTTTAATTCCTGATGGCTCATTAGTTTCTTGATTAACATCTTCAAATCCTTCTAGATCTAAATCAGTGTGACACTCTAATAATGTGTAAACATCTTCGTTTGCAGTTCTTGTTACTCCTTCAAGTTCTCTTTCTTTTTTCTCAACATCTGTTTCTTGATCTCCAGGTTTTCCAATATCTATATCTTTGTAAAAACCTGCAACCTGTTGTTTTCTTAAATCATTTTCAGAAATTTTTACACGATGGATGATTGCCTCTGCATCGTCTAATGAGGTAGCCGTGTAGGGTACAATCAAATCATCTGCAGGAACAAATTTACTTACTGCTCTTTGTTCCATTTCGTCATAGTATATTTTTTTAAAAGCAGAACCTGCTAATGGTAAATTAAATAATAATTGATCAAAGTCAGGTTCATATTCTTTCATTTTTTCCATTAACTCATAGTTCATGAAATTTTTTACTCTAGCTGCTTGTTGAGTTTTTTCTGGAGTTGATAAACCTATAGTTTGTGTTCTAACTGGTCCATCTGCTGGTAATAATTCTTTATAAGCTAATGCTTGAAACTGTGTGACTGCTTCTGCTAAAACTGGGTGCGTTGCACCACTAGCACCTGCAAAAGGTTCTGTTCTATTATCATATTTAAAACCTAAAAGATCTAAGCCTTGAGTATAAGTTTTTGCCCAATCTTTTCTTGAAGAAGTATAGTCTTGATATTTAGATGAAAGGTCTGATGCTAATCTTCCAAGTACATCATCTGGTAAAAAATCTGCTAAGTTTGAATAATGTTCATCACCACCTTCAGGTGATGCTGCCGCAGGATCTAGATTAATATCAACTGATCCATCTTCATTTTCTATTGTTTCAACAGGACCAGGCTCTTCTTGTGAAGCTTGAACGTTTTCTATAATCTCTTC